AGCTTGGGACGTTACTAGTGCTGTTTTTAGCACCGCCTCGCCAAACTTTTCCGCTCAAGAGACTAGCGTAAGAGGTTTATTCTTCAAACCAGATGGACTAACGATGTACATCTCAGGTAACTACCAGTCAGGGAGAGTTCACCAGTACACTTTAAGCACAGCTTGGGATGTCGCTTCAGCTACTTACACATCACGCTTCACGACAGGGAGTGAAGCATTTCGGCCAGAGGGCCTGTTCTTCAAGCCTGATGGAACTAAGATGTATCTTATGGGGTCTAGCGTTGACAGCGTATTAGAGTACAACTTAGGCACAGCTTGGAATGTTACCACAGCGGTCTACTTGCAGGCGTTCTCTATATCTGGCTTTGAAGGTGGTCCACACAACGTATCCCTTAACACCACGGGTACTAAGATGTACATCTTGGGTGACTCTGGTAAAGCTGTCTTTGAGTACACCCTAAGCACAGCTTGGAATGTTACTACAGCCACTTACGTACATAGCTTCGTTGTGGGTGGTCAAGAAAACTCCCCTACAGGGATGTTCATTAGGGCTGATGGTAGTAGGATGTTCGTTATAGGTAGTTCCAACGACACTGTATTCCAGTACGAAATAGGCGCTGCTACAGCCGTAACTCTTCCAGCAGCAGTTGTTGGCACACCTAGCTCTACAGCACATAACGATAGAGTAACCTATGAGTTTTTCACATCAGATGGCGGCACAACAGTAAACCTTATTGGTGAGGAGTTATTCTAATGAGTAAAGCAAGAGATTTAAGTAAACTGGTAGGCGAAAGCTTTGCCACTGCAGCGCAGGGGGCTTTAGGGGCCTCTGCTCTGCAACCCAACGGAAGTGGGGCTGCACTTACAGGTATTCCATCACCCGTATTAGCAAGTCAATCAGAGGCAGAAGCGGGTACAGACAGTACTAAGTTTATGTCTCCTGCCCGTGTTACACAGCAAATCACAGCAGCTTTAAAAACAGTTGGAGGCACTTCCCTTATAGGTAGTGGCGATATTCCAGTAGCTGATGCCGCTGCTGACTACGGAACTACTATTTACACTAGTACTGGTAGCTTCACCGCATCTACAGATATGACTATAATTGTACAGGCTGTAGGCGCAGGTGGTTCTGGTGCTGTTGCAAGCCACACTTCCCCAACCTATGAAGGTAGCAACTATAACGGCTCAAATGACACTGCACAAGGGGGCGCTTCTGGGGCCTATTCATCAAAGTTATTAGCTCTACAAACGGGGGATACCATCAACTTTACCATTGGTTCTGGTGGGGGTAGAGTGTCTGTTCTTACTGCTGGTACTGCACAGGGCAATGCGGGTGGCGCTACTACCGTAACTGGTTCAAACTTAGGTGCAAGTAATGTTAACCTTAGCATGACATGTGGGGGCGGTGCTGGTGGTGCTGGAAGCATAACAACCAGCACCCCTACTATTGCAGCAGCAGCTACTGCGTCTGGTGGTGGTACTAACAGGGATGGCCACCAATCTAGAAATACATATTATGGCGGGACTGGGGGAGTTACACCTCCCATAGACGCTTTTGGTGGAACCTACGCTGTTAGAATGGGTGGCAGCAACCTACACGTAACTATTGATGGTTTCAACAGCCCAGTACAAACCCTAGCAGCAAGAGGTTTAATTCTTGATGCGGCTACTAAACCCGGTGCGGGGCAGGGTATCCAAGGTAGAACTATTAATAGTAATGGCTCAATAACTATTCAGGCATCTAGAGGGACACTAGGTTCTGGAGGTGGAGGTGTAAGCTCTTACCGATATAGAGTTTATGGAACAGGTTATTTCTTTAGTGGTATAGGTGGTGACGGGTTTGTAGCAATATCTCAGAAAAGGAGCGTTTAATAATGTCAAACCTAGCTCAACTAACAGACGGGGTTATTACAAACCTCATCGTAGTAGACCCCGATAACATTCCCGCAGCTTACAGTGCTTGGCCTGAAGTCAAATATCAAAAGATTGGGGATACTTATGACGCATCAGTTGAGACTGCGGGTGCTTTAGCATTGACTACAAAGGAAGCTAGAGCTTTTCGTGACTCCTTGCTATCTAAAACAGATTGGATGGCAACATCTGACCGCACTATGACTGACGCCCAGACAACATACCGTCAGGCTCTTCGTGCCATTCCAGAGCAATCAGGGTTCCCTGACAATATCAATTGGCCATCAGTGCCTGAAGGGATGCACCCAGACTAATGCCTGAATTAAAAAGTTGGCACATTTCTAAAAGTGTCCCCGCAACTATTATCTTCGGCCTTGTAACGCAAGCCGCTGCAATCGTCTGGACAGTATCAATGATGCAAGCAGACATACAGCAGAACACAGAGAAGTTAATAAGCTTCTCTCAGCGTATAAATAAGGTCGAAGAGATGGTTCAGAGCCAAGCAATTTCTATGGCACGGATCGATGAAAACATTAAAGCTATTCGGAAATCTGTAGAGCAAATGGCTTTAAAAAACTAAGGAGCTAATATGCTTGCTGAACTAGCCGCGTGTAACGCAGCTTTCAGTATTGTTAAAAAGTTTGTGCAGAACGGCAGGTCTATTGCAGACTGTGCAAGCCAGATTGGCATCATTGCTGGAAGCAAAGACAAACTCCAACAGAAGATGCGAAAGAAGCGTACTGGTTTTATGGGTACGCTTCGACCCCAACTAGCCACAGAACTTGAAGAGTTCATGGCATTGGAATCCATTAAGGAAGCTGAAGCTGAACTGAAGCAGCTAATGATATACACAGGCCGAGCAGGCTTGTGGGATAGTTGGCTAATGTTTCAGAAAGAAGCGAGGGTTCAGCGCAGGGAAGCTGAAAAAGCTGCAGATGCCGCAAGAGCCGACCTGATATTTAAAGTATCAGTCGGAGTTGGTGTCTGTGTGTTTCTTGGTGTTCTCGTTGGGACATTCTATTTCATCCTCTTCTTAAAAACTCAAATCTAAGGAAACTATATGAACCTCAACCCTATCGGCGGTATCGTCGACGGGCTTGCGAAAGGTTTAGATGAACTCTTCACATCTGATGAAGAGCGGAAAGCTGCCAGATTAAAACTAGATACACTCATGCAGCAACCTCACATACTCCAAGCAGTCGCAAATATTGAAGGTGCCAAGCATCGCTCGATATTTGTGGCTGGGTGGCGTCCAGCTATTGGCTGGGTCGCTGCCCTTGGCTTGGGGTATGAATTCCTCATCAAACCATTTGCAGGCCTAATTAACGCATTCTTAAAGACACCTGTAGACCTACCAAGTTTAGCGGGGGACCAGCTAATGACCCTCGTACTTTCCCTTTTGGGATTAGGAGGTCTTAGGACATTTGAAAAAGTTAAAGGTCAAACAAAATGACACAACAAGAAATGATGGAGCTTCTGCACAAGACCCTCGCAGAGAACCTACTGCTTCGCATTCAGGACCCTGAAGCTAAGTCTGCAGACCTGAACGTAGCCCGACAGTTCCTCAAGGATAATAACATCGACGCTATCCCTACAAACGATAGCCCCCTTGGTGACCTTGTAGCTAGCCTACCAAACTTTAACGATGAAGATGCAGACGCATCAGAAATGCGCCATTAATCACCATGTTCACAGATAGAACCTCATTAGGGGTGCTACGGACGCAGGACCCTCTAAGCGACTTTCGCAAATTCCTGTTCGTCTGTTGGCAACACCTCAACCTCCCAGACCCTACGCCAGTTCAATACGACATCGCAAAGCATATCCAAGACGGTGAGAAACGTATCATTGTTCAAGCTTTTCGAGGCGTAGGGAAATCTTGGATTACATCAGCATACGCAGTGTGGCTCCTATATATGAACCCACAGTTGAACATCTTGGTTGTATCCGCATCCAAGTCACGCGCTGATGACTTCACAACCTTCACCCTTAGACTGATTAACGAGATGCCTATACTTCAGCACCTCATCCCTAGGACCGATCAGAGACAATCAAAGATTAGCTTCGATGTAGCACCCGCCAACGCCTCACATGCCCCCTCAGTAAAGAGTGTGGGTATCTCAGGGCAACTTGCAGGGTCCCGAGCTGACGTATTGATTGCAGATGACATAGAAGTACCCAATAACTCCATGACACAGGGGATGAGAGATAAACTCTCTGAGAGTGTTAAAGAATTTGATGCTATCCTTAAACCTGATGGTCGTATTATCTACCTCGGAACCCCACAGAACCAAGAGAGCCTATACAATAAGCTCCCAGATCGTGGGTATAAGGTACGCATCTGGCCCGCTAGGTATCCCAACGAAGACCAATTGGTGTCCCTAGGGGACAAACTAGCACCTAAAGTGGCTAAATTACTTAAAGATGACCCAGAGTTACTAGGGAAATCTACAGACCCTGCCCGCTTTGATGACTTTGACCTAGCAGAACGTGAAGCATCCTACGGTAGATCAGGGTTTGCCTTGCAGTTCATGCTCGATACAAG